GCTATTGTTGCAGCTTTTTATGGTAAAGAAGCAATCGCTGCTAAAAGAAATGATTCAATACAGGTAAAAAAATCAAAGTAAACTATTCAAGGTAAACTATTATGGCTGACATATCAGATTTAATTAACACTATCAGAAATGAAAATATAAAAATACAAGATGCTGAAAAGAAGAGAAAAAAAGATACTGATAAAAAAGATGCGAAAGATGCTAAAGATTTACAAAAGAAAATAACTAATCTTGAAAAAGAAATTAAAAAAGCGTCTGAGAAGGGTGATAAAGCTGCACAAGAAGAAAAGACAGCTGATTTAAATGTTTTAAAACAACAACAGGAAAATAATAAACAAATAAAAGATGAAGCTAAACAACGAGAAGCAACGGATAAACAACAAATAGATTTACAGGCAAAAACTTTTGGGATTTCTCAACAACAATACTCAACATTTTTAGAAAATAAGAAAACATTGGATGAAGAGCAAAAAGTTCTTGATGATCTAAAAAAGGCAATACAAGAAAATGGTGGTTCTATTGAAGATAATAGTAAAGCTGCAAAAGAGTTTAGAAAAAAACAAATATCACTTGATGAACAAAATATTAGAAATCAAGCTAAACTTGACCCAGACAGAATAACTTCTAGAGCGAAAGCAGAAGCAAAAATTTTAAAAGCAAGAGGTGATAGACTTCTTGGTGCAATTAAAGGTCTAGGTATAGATTTAAAAGGTGGTCTTGCAAAACTAATTCCTGGCGGCGCATCAACATTAGATGTTTTGAAAAAAGGTTTATTTGCTGGTGCATTATTTGCTCTTACACGATTAGTTACTTCCGAACAATGGACAGCAATAAAAGATACTGTAGAAGATATAATAGTGGGATTAAAAGATTATGTTATACCAATCCTTCTTCCTATTGGAACATTTTTTCTTAATAATATTATAGGATTTTTTACTGGTATACAAAATATTGGAACTGAATTTGAAAAGTTGTTTGGGCCAGGTAATACCATTGAAGAGAGATTTAGTGGATTTTTAGGATTGTTTAAAGAAGGTGGAAAAATAGTATTAGGACTTGCAACCATTACAGGATTACTCGCACCAAAATTATTATTTGCTGGACTAAAACTTGGTATCAAAGCATTTACAGCAGCTGCTGCTTTTGCTGGAACAAAATTAACTGATTTAGGAGCAAGTACTTTTACTGATGAAAAAGGAAGAACTAGAGATAAAACAACAAATAAGTTTGCTAAAAAGGGGTCAGGAAGAGGTGTGAAGGCACTTGCTAAAGGTGCATTAAAAGCAGCTGCTTTTGGTATTCCAGGCATTGGATTGGCAACCTCAGCAATATTTACTTTAGTTGATGGTGTTACTGCTGGTTTTGAAGAGGCAGGAAAAGAAGGTTCTACTAAATTAAGTATATTGAAAGAGGGTATCGCTGGAGCAATAAGTGGATTTACTTTTGGTTTTGCAAGTCAAGAGGGTGTCTCTGGTAAATTGGATGCTGCCGGCGAATCAATTAGTAATACAGTAAATAGTATTAAGTCTGGGGCTGCTAGTCTTATAGAAAAAGTTCCTACATTTGAAGAAGCAAAAGCTTCACTTTTAAATTTTGGTGATAAAGTTAAAACTAAATTTAATACTGCATTTACAAAAGCTAGTGAGGGAATTAGTAACGCAGTAGATAATGTTAAATCTAAAGCTGCTAGTCTTATAGAAAAAGTTCCCTCTTTTGAAGAAGTCAAAACTAGTTTTCTAAGTTTTGGTGATAAAGTTAGAACCAGATATAATGAACTTTCTTTAATTAAAATTCCTTCATTTACTGAACTCAAAGATGGATTTACAAAACTAAAAGATGGAGTGCAATTTTTCCTTGATGACCCACAAAGTGCTATCAATGCTGGTGCAGACAAAGTGAAAGAAACATTTAATAACATCAGTAATAAAGTAAATGAATTTGGAGAGGGTGTTAATGCTGGTATAAAAGATGTAACTGGTGTTGATGTAAAAGCTACTTTAAGTAATCTTGGTAGTAAATTAAAAAATATTTTACCAGACTTTTCAAATCTAAAAATGCCAGATTTGTCCTTTGATTTTCCAGATTTTAAAAATCCATTTTCTGGTATAGTTGAAAAAATTCAAACTAGTGATTTTTTAAAAGATGGTGATGTAACTGCATACAACCCAATTAAAAAATTTAAAGGAGTTATTAAAAGCGCACTTACAGGAATATTTGGTGGTGAAGAAATTGAGGGAAAAAAACTTGGGGGTGTTGTCAGACCAAACCAGTTATATGTTGTTGGTGAAGAAGGCCCAGAACTTTTAAAAATGGGCCCTGTTGGTGGAGAAGTTATTAATAATCAAAGAACTCAACAAATGACAAGTAGTGCTCTTGAAAGAGCATCCTCTGGTGGTAGAACAGGCGAGATTACTGTTATGAACGCACCATCAACAAGTCAAGTAACAAATGCATCAACTTATTCAACATCTAAAGCATTAGTAAATAATGATGCTGTATTTCAAAAATTAACTTCTTACGCAATATAAAAAACACCCCCCAAGAAGGCGCCGAGGGGGGTGGGAATTTTGTGGTTTAACGCTTAAACTAGTATACGAACCAACAGGTATGCCTACCTTTACTCACTCGCAAGTTTCTGAAAGTAATCCATAGTATCTTCATCACTATCTACTTTCGGTGCAGATACCTCTTTAGTATCTATCTTTGGAGTATCAATTGGTTCATCTTGCATTTGTTCTACAACATTACCAACTGATACTGTTCCAGACAGAACTGCATCTAGTCGAGTTTTAAGTTCTTCATAAGACTTGAAGTTTGTGGCTGCAGTAAAATCATTTAGAGAATACTGTTTCTTCCAAATTTCTTCAATCTTATTATCATCTTCATCTAGTTTACTTGGCTTTTCAAACTCTGACTTATCATAGTTCCAATAACCATCTACCTTACGAATTTTTAATCTGAAGTTTGCACCTTCCCAAAAGTCAAAAGGATTGATAGGTGATTCATCTGGAAATTCTGGTTGCATTGCAGCCATAAGTTTATCAAAGATTTTCTTACCATATCTAAACAAAAATACTTTACCCACATTCTCTGGGTGTTTAGCATCAGATACAATATAGATATTAGAATAATATTGTAACTTTCTCTTTTGTTTTCTTGCAATCTCTTTATCAGACTCAAGACCAGTATTCCATAGTCTTGTGTTGTGTTCTGATACTGGGTCTTTCTGTCCAACAGTTGTTAAACTGTTTTCAATATACCATTGACCAGTTGGGCCTTGAAATGCATGATTCCAAATCTTTGCCCAAGGCATATCCTCACCTTCTATTGCTGGTAAAAAACGAATAACTGCATAACCATTACCAGCTTTATCTAGTTCTGGTTTCCACAGACGTTCATCTACATATGACTTCTTTTCTTGAGGTGCAGATTCTTCTTTAACTGCATTGAGTAATTTATCTAGAGAATTGCTTCTCTTTAATGTTTGTAACGACATATTTTCTCCTTGTGTTAATATATTTTATCGTATGTTTCGTATGTTAAATTATTGAAAGTAAAGTTTTCAGTATCGTGTTTTGGTTCAGCCCAGATAAACTTCGTATCCTTAAACTCGTTGAATATGACTTTCATCTTTTCTTGTTGGACTTCAACTTTCCATTTACTTTCTTTTTTTAAGGGCCCTTCGTAATTTTTAGTTCCCTTATAGATGTTATTTATAATACCTTTTTGTGGGTCTAAATCAAACCCTAGTAAATAAACTTCATCATATCCCTCTTGACAAGCAAGATGAATTGCTGTTGTCCCAGAGTCCCATTCTCTGGGAAAATCTATTGGTGTGACCATATCTTCATCATCAACCCAAATAATATATAAACCTTTATCAGTTCCACCAGAGTTAATTACACAATTAGTTCTGTGTGGGCCTTTTCTATTTTGATGTATGATACCAGTTTTATTTTGTTTAATTAGTTTATCTACTAGTATATTTTCATCACCTTCAAAATATGCTGGGATTATATTCCAATCTCCAAACCAACATTTGTGTGTATGTGCATATCCAGAATCATAAATCTCTAGTTGCATACCATAGTCCACAGAAACGAGATTCATCACATCAATGTCACGATATATCGCATTACAACCCCATGTAACATATTCATCATTTGGAAACTCACCATAAACATAGTGACCT